GTAAGAGACCCGGTGTGTCTGGTTAACACACCCCACTCCTCCCCCGAGGAGTGGACCTACCAAGGATTCCTTCAACGTCTTTCACACCCATCTTTTCCACATGTTACCATGCGAGCAACTCCACTCTACCCACCACACTCACACACAGTACATCAGTCTGCATGCCAGTGGATGGAAGCATCCGTTGCCAGTGTCCGGGTCTTGCAAAAGATAGCAAGGATTGGGCCCTTGGCCGGGGTTGTTACCTTCCCCTAGTATTCAAGCTCTTCAGCCTCATTTGGTGGCTTTGGAGAGGGAGTAGGCTTAGGAAATGGGAGGTTTGGGAGGTTCCCGTCAGAGGGAAGAGTTGGTTCATCCAACTTCGTCACACCCCTAACAACCAAATTTGGTTGCTGGAGGAGTGCCGGAGTCGGATGGGCGAACTCTATCTCGTACTCAAGGAACATATCTCCCAAGTAGGTGTCCGCAGTGGCAGAAGTAACCAGTTCAACAGCAAAATATGCTGGAGTAGACTGATTATTCTTACCAGTGTCGGTGCCAACTACGTTGCTGTCAGTTATAGTGTACCAAGGTACACGACTGTGCACACGGGCGATGTCAAGTGGCATGGAGAAACTTTCCCAGACGGGACCCGAATGGTTCGGGAACGTCTGTGAAAGGAACCCAGGCAACGCGGCAGTAACCCAGTGTGAATAGTCTGCATAATCGTAGAAGAACCCACAAGTGATTCTGCCATTAAATGCAGTAGAGGACCGTGGTGCATAATGCAAAATGGCCTTCTTGTAACGAAACAACTGGTAGTTGACACCAACATTGGTAGCCCACTGCAGACCCCTAGTCAGGGTTGAGCCATTATCCACATACCCGGGCGCCATGGGCCAACCATAGAACCTATTTGGATTGGCAGCCAATACAAATAGATTCTGGTAGATTGGTTCATGGTGCTTAATGGTGGCAGCACTGCCTGTGGTCTTGACCACGGGAGGCTTGCCGTTGTATGTGTATGATGTCACAACCGGAGCTGACACCTTCCTAATCACCTTAGTCTGCTTACCCTTCTTCTTGTCCGTTTTCTTAGTGTTTGCCATGAGATATATTTCATGCCCCGGGGGGGACCATTGCGAGGGGATTCACCTAGTGGTCTCTTCGTTTGGTAGCAGGTACACCTGCTTACTCTAAGGTGCTCGGAAAATCTCATGGAGGTATAACGCACTATCCTCATACCGCACAGAAGCAAGATCCCTCTTGTTCTGCCATGCTGGTGCGAGACACCAGACACTGTTGGAGAGAACCTTATTAAGGAAATTGGCAGGCAAAGGTGGAATACCTCCAGACTCCTTTCGAGAGAGTTTGAATTTATTCCACCGCCTAGCACCAAAGATCTTAATATGCTTCTCTGACGACAGTTCCTGTACCCACCTTCGCATTGCCATCATCTGTCCACCAAGACCACAGTCACGCTCATAAGGGTTGAGACCAACCAAGGGCTGCCGGGGGGGGCCTAGGGCCTCCCCCCGTAGCTGTGGCCCCCACCTCCATAATGGACCCAGTACCTCTTCCTGCAGGCGACTCTGATAGAATGTGCAAATCCTTGCATAATCTGTCCGAGTACCCTCCAGATAGTTGAACTGGCCCAGACGGTGTGCATTCATCCACAATAATTGATTGTGAGTGAATACATACTTGGAGGAGGGGACGGGTGCACCAAGGCACCCGTACTCTCTCGGACCATACATTGGACCTGGGAATCCTCTAAGGATAGGATAATACTTTCGGAAGACATCCAGATACAGCTTGCTGGTCTTACTAGTAGAAGTACTAGTAAAGTCAACAAACAGTGAACTGAGTGTCTCCCAAGGAAGTATTTGCCTGCCTGAGGAATTAACCTGTCTGTCCATTGGATAGTTCAAGAGACCCACATTTGGCACAGGAACTTTGACCCACCGACACTGCTCCTTGGAGAAGGTGCAATACACGGAATTAACAAGCGCCAGATCTGATGAGTAGTAGTTCTTCCCTACGGAGAACTCCAACCCAACACATCTGGTACATTGTTTCCATGTATTGTACTCTCTCTTTGAAGCAGGGAAGATGACATCATCTCCGTTGATTCTCATGAAGCGAGACCGTGGAATGGCCATGCAGCTCGCTGCACGGTTAATGACACAGAGTAGTGGAAATGAGAGGATGTGTCCCATCATCTGACCACGAGTGATCAATACTGGATCGGCCCCTTTCAACTGGAGCTGGGAATTGCAGAGTGAATGGATGGCAAGTTTGCGGAGAAAGGATTCGGCATACTTAGGGAAGCCATTGGGCAACTCAAAGCGTGTCATATCCAGCATGCGCTCAGCGGCATGTCTTGTGTAACAAAGGAAAATGTTGTCAGTGGCGGCTGAATAGTCACCACTGACAACCTTTTGACCCTTTGACAAGTACATGCCACTGAGGGCATCTTCCACATCGGCACCACCCGTTAACTCAAAGATGGGTGATTTGCGCATCTGCCCGTGCCACGCCTTTTGGATAGGCGCGAGCAATTGCACAAACCACTCAGCTTTCGTGACAATTCTCACCTTCAGAGGTTCAGTTAGGCCCGTTGCGCCCACTAGAATAGGTTTCCATTCCTGTTCTGGCAGGCCCAACTCCAATATCGCCTCCTCGATCAGTACACGCAGCATTCTCTCCCAAAGGAACCGGAGGTGTGCATCACTCTCCAAGAGATCCATGTCTAGGTCAAGGGTCCTCTTGACCATGGGGTCCTTCATGAATTCATAAAGCACTTGGTGCTTTATGAATCCCTGAATACCACCCATGGTCCGAGAGGACTCAAAACAGGCCGAGACAGATGGTGGAAAGGACTTACGATAGTCCGCAACCATCATCTGATCTCCAGTGATCTCCTGAACAGTGATGTCGATCTCCCGACAGATCCGCCGCTTGCGTGGCAAAACTTCCGGCTCGGAGCGGGCAACAGCCTTCGAAAAGTCTGCCACCTTCTCCCTCACCATCTCCTTTGTGAAAGACGGAAACAGTCTCTTTGAGTACAGCAGAAGTGCACCCAGTGCAATCTTCCTCTGCTTCCCACCCCCAGTCACTCTGTTCCGGATATACTCCCGAAAGGGTCCAGAACACAGCGAATAGGGGTTAAATCTCTGTTCTGGTGTCTGGTCATGTAACATGTGAGGCAGCCAGAAGGCTGTCCACTGTTTTAGAACGGACATGAGAACAGGGACGGAAGAAGAGGGAGGTTGGACTGAGAGTACACGTTCAAAGCTGTACCCAAAGAGCCTGAAGGAATCAATGAGTGCGTCGTTGGCTTTATGCCAACAACCCTTAGCGCTCAACTTTGCTATCTGGACTGGATCCCAAACCAGTTCAGGTAGCAGTACGTGGAAGTCAGCGCCTTTTGGTGCCCCTCTCAGGGCACTACGAGACGGTCTGGCTTTCGCCAACTGGGGGGCACGACTCCCCGCAGAAAGGTGTTGCTTTATAGGCATC